ATTTGGTTTGCATAGCATAATTAGATAACCAGCTTATAGCCTCGAAGGGTTTCATTGTTGGTACAACAAAATCATACACTCCCGACGTTTCTTCTATGATGCCGACTTTATTAGAATGCACTTGTAGTTTTTTTGCTAATATGTCATTGATTATGAATGTAATATTCTGGCCTTTATAGCTCTGACTAACCTTGGTCTGCTCCGATAACAGCAATTCTTCCGAACAGAAAAACAGTTCATATGTCATGCTATTCATATTACCCGTGGGTTTTGCTTTATCTATCTTGTAGCACCGAAAGTTTTCTATGATATTAGCGGGATCATCCTTTACCTTTCCGATGTTTATCTGCATGAACTCGTTTCCTGTCAACTGCATACTCTCAATAAATCCCTGGGCGTCAATAAGAGTAACAGAACCAGATGTACAGAACCCGAAAATGTCTTCGTAATAGTTCAAGACACCCATTAATCTTTTCAGGTTAAATATTTGGCCACCGGTCGTATACAGATTTAGATCCTGTATTGAATAGTCTAAGGGATATATTATACCATCTTCGCTCATATTATGCCATTAGTTTCTTGAATTGTGCTTCTACCACATCAACATAATTGCTATTGACGATGCTTATTGTACGCTTAGATTCGTTAAGTTTCTCTTCGTAGTCATATATAGATATTTGATTTTTGGTTGTTGTTATTGTTACTGGTCCTGTAGTGCTGGAATATGTAGCCGTATTATGAGCGGTATTTGCATAAGTGCTCTGGTCAACCACAAGAGTATTTACTGTGGACACTCCTGTATATGAATCGAATTGGGTTATCACTTTATTGTATTCTTGAATGGTGCTATAAATATCAACATAGGGATTTAAGTTGTTCGGGTCATTGTTTTGGTTGTATTTGTGGTTTATGTAAAGAGCGAACACATCAGTAGACATAGGAAAGCTCCACTGAGGATCCAAAAATTGATTAGCCAACAACACTATCCAGAATCTGGACACGTCACCATAATACTTAAAAGCTATAATTTCAGGCGTATCGCCTTGTTGCACTTCATATTGGTAGTACAACAATGGATTTTTCATTGCTGATTGAACAATGCTAGACCGTGCTAATATGTCGGTTAGTATTATAGGACTGCCTGTGATTGGATTGTTATAAATGATCTTTGGTAATGTACTAAAATATTTCATATCAGAATCCGTTTTCTATAGCTGTTTGATCGATCAGTGCTATTTCTTTGAATGATAGTGTTAGGTTAATTTGTGTAGGGGAACCATCTGCGTGTGCTGACCAAATACCATTAGGTGCATAATTAACATCAACACTAGTAAGAACGCTTTCTTTGACCTTGGTGATGTAACCATTCTCACCACCATTCAACTGTACAAATTGGAGGATGAATGAATCAGGAACTTTAAAAAACATACCTCCACCACCAGACTCTATTTTTGGTGCCGCATGTATTCTGAATGTTTTTATTATATTCTTTATCGTATCAGATTCTGCTTGATTTTTTGGGGTGAACTGGAACGCCAATTGATATGATCTAAAATCTATACCATCAAATAATAATTGTTGCTGTGGATTTATTGCTCTGCCCTCTTTATTTAATGCTAATTGAGCTGCTTGTGAATTTACAGCCGAGATTGCGCCACTAACCGTATCGCCACCAATAGTTGATGCGGCGTTCTCACCAGCTTCTTTTAGACTAACATCGGAGTATGATGAATCCGAAGTGAAATTTATTGTGTCTGGCATGTATAAGGAGATTACGTCACCACTCGTAACTCTTTTTGGTTGCCAAGTTAGTGAGGTTATTTGTTTGAGGTCATCTACGCCAGAATATCCTGCACCAGTAAAACCAAGAGCCATTCCAGCAACAGCAGCTATTCCTTCGGCCAAATTCAGTGCTGTTCCAACTATACCCATTGCGGTCTGATTTTCAGAACCATATCCGGTTGGCTGTGTCGACATTGCAGTAAATACTACCATGTGTCCTTTGGTAGTACTACCCAAATCTGATGGGTATTGCAGAAATTTATTGCCGGTGCTCATTGTGTTGCCAAAAAGTGCTTTCAGTGGTCCTGATATGGCAGCATACCCACCAGAAGTTCCTGATCCTATTGGTGGTGATATGAAAGTGATAGCCATGGTTTATCCTTTGAGGTTGTATAAATACTATTTATAACGGGGGACCAATGAGCAGAAAATATTATCAAGGTAGATTTATACCACAACATAGAGAAAAATATCTAGGCGATCCTGATGCTATAATTTATAGGTCGTCGTGGGAAAAAAAGGTTTGTGCGTGGCTAGATACATCGGCGGATATTTTAGAATGGTCATCCGAAGAAATTATTATCCCATACATATCACCTGTAGATGGAAAACCGCACAGATACTTCCCCGATTTTTTCGCTAGAGTTAAACAGCCAGACGGAACAGTAAAATCAATGGTCATAGAAGTAAAACCGCGTTCACAAATAGAAGCGCCAAAACTCAAGAAACGCATAACCAAAAATTATATCACTGAAGTAGCTACCTATGGTGTGAATCAAGCAAAATGGGCAGCAGCTAAAGAATATTGCCTAGATAGAGGATGGGAATTTCGAACACTTGATGAATATGAAATGGGGTTAAAATGAAACAGAATAAGGAATCCAGCCTTACCACGCTTGCAAATCAGTATTCGTCACTGGATCTGGCACGATTTTCACGAGAGTCTATAAACTGGTTGCAAGAAAATGTACGAAAATTACGTACTGCTCGAAGCATATCTAATGGTGTAATACAAGAACCAGGCAGACCCGTAGTAAAAGTAAAAAAAGGTGAGCTTTTCTTCTTTAAATATAGTCCTAAATATGCAGATGTGTTGCCATATTACGATGAATTTCCACTAGTTCTTATACTAGATGAATACACAGAAAAGGGACACAAAGGATTTCTTGGTCTGAATTTACACTACTTACCGGTAAAAGCCCGAGCAGTATTTATGGATCAATTACTGCAAAAAGGTGTATTTGAGACCTCTACTGGACCAGAGAAGCATGGAGGTAGATACAATATGGCCGGTGATATCAGAAAGATACAAATATCATATGAGATATTGAAATCAGTAAAAAGATTTAAACTGTTCGAGCCATGTTTAAAGAGATATTTGTCGAGTACAGAGTATTTAAAGTCTCCTTTATTACGAATAGCGCCGCATGAGTGGGAGACCGCACTATTCCTGCCGGTAGAGCAATTTAAGAAAGCGCGACAATCAACAGTACAAGCAGAGTCTATGCAATCAGTAAGGGATAACATGAACAAAGAGGCAGAAAGATGAGTAAGTTATCGGAATTCAGTTCAAGTTTTACGTATGAACTAGCCAGAGCCAACAAATTCGAGGTTCATATACCAACCCCAGCTATGGCGTTTGGGTTTAACCTTAAGCAGCTAACGTTAAGATGTGATTCTGCTCAATTACCGGGCAGACATCTAGAAACTGTTCAACAGAAAACCTATGGTCCTTATGAGCAACTTCCTTTTCATACCACATATAATGACATAGATTTAACATTCATTGTTAGTGGGGATATGTCCGAACGGAATTTCTTTGATGCCTGGATGGATTTCATCAACCCAACATCAACATATAACATGGAGTATAAGGATAACTATACATCACCGATTATCATAACACAATATGATATGTCGGAAAATCCGATGTACGTTTCAACATTGCATGATGCATATCCTATAAATGTTAACCAACTAGACCTAAATTGGGCGTCTGACGATATACACAAATTAACGGTAACATTTGCTTATACGTATTGGACAAGACAAATAGCCGATGTTGCTGGTTCATCAGAACAAAGAACTGTAAATGCTGGTATAGCCGTCACTAAAACATTGTTGAATGGCCAGCAGAACGCAACAAATCCCTATATCTATCAGGTAAATGGCGTAAACCACATATCGACATCAACACCACCAACCACAATAAAAGTACCAGTAACTTACACAACAACATCATGATTAGGAGAATATAATGGCGTTACCAAAAATAGACAGCCCAACATTTGAATTGACACTTCCTGTCTCAAAGAAAAGAATAAAGTATAGATCATTTACTGTAAAGGAACAGCGTAACCTATTAATTGCAATGGAAGCGAACGATAACGAGACCATACAACAAAGTATCGGCGATATTCTATACAATTGCACCCTAACAGAAGGTATTAATATAGACAAATTGCCTGTCGTTGATGTTGAATACTTCTTCATACACCTAAGAGCAAGATCTGTTGGTGATGTGGTTGATGCGAGATACAAGTGCAATAACCTTGTTGATGGTGTCGAGTGCGAAAATATCATGTCATATAAACTTGACCTTAATGATATCAAAGTTGAACAGGATGAAGTTGTTAATCCAGAAATACAACTAACCAATAACTTTGTACTGAAGATGAAG